GTGCAATTAAAAATAACAACCATATTTCTGACTTATTATCTATAAAATATTGAGTAATAATCGGTTGTAAATACTGTAGTTGTAAATCCCTCACAAACATCAATATTTCAAATGGCGTGATGAGTATTGGAGATAATGCCTTTGAGGGATGTATTTCCCTCAAAAGCATCAAAATTCCAGATTCTATAACAAGTATTGGGGACTATGCATTTGGGGAATGTGATTCCCTTTCCCCTCAAGTCAAATCCGACATCATTCAGCGCTTTGGGGAAAATGTCTTTTAAACATAATAGTAATTGAATCGTAAGCGTGGCCTGTCACGCACCTTCGCAACTGGTGAACGGTAACACTCCGTTTTTCAGACCGCTTTTTACCCAAATTGGTCATCAGGAAACGACCAAAACACTCGTTGAATTGCAGACTTTTTCCATCGCTTGAAACTCATGGAACGTAGAGGCAGTGGAATGAAGAAGATTATTGGCGAGTATAAGCATTTTGAAAACTTGGAAAATTATCATGCACCTGAGTTTCGTTCCAATGCGACAGAATTTCATGTTACTCTATGGAACCTCAATTATGAGGCGGATGTCGTAAAAGAGGCAAATGATGACGTAAAAGATGACGTAAAAGATGTCGTAAAAGAGGCTCTTCCTTACCTTCTGCGAACAACAAGAGGCTGATAATACAGATGGTGTTGAATCTGTTCATGTTGAAAAATCGCCAATTCCTTAACATGACCTGAGTAACGTGTTAAGAAATTCCGATTTCTTTAACATGAAGTGTTGACGATAGAAACGGAGAACATAAGAACAGAAGGCAAATGAGATATAAAGGCAAAAGTGTGGAAATAATAGGCAGCAAGACTTTGTTCGGCAAGGAAACGCTGTGGGTGCATGTGCTGGAAGACAACACCTTCATGCCGGTGCTACGCACGGACTTGGTGGAAGATGATGTAAACACCGTCGGTTCGGGCATGGCATATGTGCGCTACGTCTCTATCGCGGCCAGAATAAAAGAGGAGATGGCGCAGAAACGACTGCTTGCCCCTTACGAAAGTAGTCTGATACCATTGCCTCACCAGATACTTGTGCTGGAAAAAGTGATACAGGGCGTACAGACTCAAGTCAAATCCGACATCATTCAACGTTTTGGGGAAAATGTCTTTTTAACATAATAGTAATTGAGTCGTAAGCGTGGTCTGTCACGCACCTTCGCAACTGGTGAACGAAAAATCTCCGTTTTATTTCCTTGATGGCAAAAGCAAAGCATACGCAACTAGGGAAAGCACCTTGCTTGAAGTATACATAAAAGACAAAGCCACTTTGCGAAATAGCAAGCTATCATGCAAGAGAAAAACTGGGCACATAGTGGAATCATGACAATGACTTTTTCAAAAAAGCGAGGATAAACGTGAACTTTTTCTAATAATTGTTTGCCATTAAAAAAAATAGTCGTACCTTTGTAATTGGACAACCATATCTCGTCCGGAATGTAATTGCAAGACGAGTTCTTGCCTACTTCACGACGAGACAGCTCACGCCGTTCAGAGTGTGGAAAGTCGCAAGAGGCCTCTACACAAAGTGGGCTTGGGTGGGAGGTAGTCCAGACATATTGAAGGCGTTTACTCAACGCTAAGTTTGAGACACATCGAATCTAGCAAATTCAGAAATCTAAGTCTTGAACGTAGCCAACGGTAGATGTCCCGGGTGTGATTACATCTATCCCGTGGAGACCTTGTAAGCACAGATTGCACCCTTACGGACGCAGTGTGTTTGTTTACTTAGGTCTCTTTGTGGTGCGTATATCATATCGGCGTGGGCTCTGACGTTGTCTGTTCAACTTAGATAGGCAATGCTAGAGCCTCGATGTGTGGGACGGACAACAGGACGATCTCACGCTTTTTTTGTGTCATTGTATCAAGTCAAGTCTTTGACAAGGATACCATCACGATATGGAATTATACTGCGCCACATCCGATGTAAAAAGCACAGGAGGCGACAAGAAGGCACCTCCCAGCGTTGATCTTACCACCAGCGCTCCCCCCGAAGTTCAAAAGCCCGCAACGGCAACGAACTTACAAACAGGGGTGTCCACCAATAGTGCTCTGTTGGGAATAGAGAACGACCAAAGTAAAAACCTTAGAGAAAGTATCCATTGGTATGCACTTCGTGCTACATATGGGAGAGAAAAAAGGGCTTACGAGTATCTTATAGGCAAAAAAGTAGAGGCTTTTTATCCTACTTTTAAAAACACAAAGGTCGTTAATGGCAAACGTGTATCCATTGAAGAATCACGCATACCCAATCTTCTATTTGCCCGCGGCACAGAGGAGGAAATCCAGGCTTTTGTTTATGACAACGTAAATCTCCCGTTTCTACGATTTTATTATCGTCACATACACATTGGCAAGAAGAGGACCAAAGAGCCTTTGATTGTACCTGATTGCCAAATGAACACTCTGATGGTCGTCTGCGCAGCAGAAACTGACGATATTATTGCATCAACAGAAGAGATTACAAAGTTTAAAGAGGGGCAAATGGTAAGAATAACTGATGGCAAGTTTAAAGGTGTTGTTGGAACTGTTGCTCGCTATAAAAGCCAGCAACGGGTAGGCATTGTCATCGAAGGCCTTCTGACAGTGTGTACAGCATATGTACCGAGCGCATTTATTGAATCTGTCATATAAAGAACAAGTACAATGATTAAAAAAATGAATATAGGAGCTCGCTATAAAAAGTGGTGCGAAGAAGTTTACTCTTGCGTTTTTGTCCTCTTGCAAATTAGCTTTTATCTTCAACTGTTTGCCACCAGCAAAGGTTACTTATACCCAAACTTGTCAAATCTTGAAAAAATGGAAACAACGAGTGGGTAGCAAAGCTAACTCCGTAGCCATTACGTCCAGAAGAGTGGTTTGATTCCGAAAAGAGATTTTGACGAAATGGCTTCTGCTTAAATGTACGAATTAATAGGTCCTACTAAAAATCAAATTACATGAGAAATCTATTATCAAAAAAAACAATGTTAAAGACATTGGGAATTGTCTTAATAGTTGCACTACATAGTTGCAGCGGTGGGAAAGAACAAACTTCTTTTAAAGACAAACTAACAGCCTATTTAAAAAAAGACCTGCCCAAGGTTTATGTGAGTAGCCAAAAGTACGCTGCGTACTTCGACTTCACTGGGGCAATGACGGCCTGTGCCAACCCTGAAACCGAGCAGACCTTTAACGGTCTCTGCCAGAAAATCACGGGAGATGCAACTAATTTTGACATTTACAAGTTAGGCAACACTCACATTACAGAACTAAGCGGTGAAGTTCGTCCTGCTCAGATTTTTTCACAGTTGAAAAATGCGCAAAACAACTTGGAATTCTACGCTCCAATAGAAGACGCTCTAAAGAAGATTGTGACAGAAGGACGCAGCGCCGTCCTCATAACGGACTTCGAGGAGTTTACAAAGGACGGACAGATTTACCGTCAAGCATACGCCACACCCTATTTTAAAACATGGCTTGCGTGTGGGGGTGATATTACCTTCTACATCACGGATTACAATGAGGAAAATATCGCAAAACACCTTTACTATGTAGTGTTTGACTATAACGAACACCACTTGCTAAAGTTAGTGGAAAATGCTTTGCAAGGACTTCCCGAAAACTACAAGCGATTCTCGCTTGCAACCAACTCATACCCCATGGGTACCAGCTATCCTTCAGCAGCAAAAGGCGGAACATACCACGATGCCTCTGGTGATGACATTGTAAGTATGTCAAATGAAGACGGTGGAGACGACGCGTTCTTCAAAATTGACAGTCTACGCGCTGAAAGCTATAGCTTCGGCGCTACATGGCAAGACATCGTCACTAACGCAAAGGACCAAACTGTTGAAAATGGAGCAGACGGCATGAATAGCAACGACGAGCCCTTTACACATCTTTTCCGCAATCTCTTTATTGATCTATCTCATTCTGACTCATACAAGCTGAACCGTCTTGAAGCAAAGATGACAGACGTTACTAGCGACTTTGAAAAATATTGGGCATGGCATGTAGCATCTCAAAACAAGCCTACCTTAAAAAAAGAGAACAATGAAGCCTACCTTGACTTTGATGGTCATGAAGAAGGTGAGAAATATTACGATGAAAAGGGTAACATTCTTCCAGAATATGACTACCAAAAGGGTGGAGGTAAAATTGCAGAAATCAAAGACGTACTAGTTTTTGACAACGAGTTATTCAAAAACACTTACGCAAAGAATCCTAAAATGGTAGAACTCGGGGTAAAGCTCAAGCCAGGTTTTAGTGGAGAAATACTCCAGTTAAACAATGAGGACCACATATTCCGCGTAGACATCATAGTCCAGTCGGCAAGCATCTGTAACCAGGAAACACTGCACGAACTCTTTGGATGGCCTGGTAACGACTGTTTGTTTTATTCTGTAAAAAATGCCCTTCAAGACATGAATCCCGAAGGGCATCCCATCTACAGCTATTTCATCAGAATGCAATAATCAACCATTAAATACCTAAAAGTATGATACTATTAGCAGCAGTTTCAACAGCATCAGCGTACATGTCTGGTGTTATTACAAGTCTTGTCCTAATTCTTATTTCAGGTTTGATTGCGAAGTCAATTTCATTCAAGCCTGATCTCACAGATGTATCAAAACGCAAACTCTGGTTTTGGGTTCTAGCAATACTTTGCCCTATTATTACATTCGGCATTACGTTTGCGATATATAGTGGCATCAAAGGCAAGAGCGCGCAGAATACATATATGGTAGCAATGTGTATTGCTACAGTTATATCATTCATTCTCTATGTTGTTCTCGGTTTTATCGCTGCTAAGACGAACAAAAACGGGAAACTTAGCAACTGGTTCTAAGCATATTCGTTAAACAGATGGACAAACTATTTGTAATAGCAATAGGTGGTACAGGCATGAGATGCCTTGAATCATTCGTTCACCTTTGTGCCATCGGAATGTTCGATAATGAAGAGATTGAAATTCTCACTTTGGACACCGACCAAACTAATGGCAACAAGGGACGTGTGGAGCAATTAATAGAGCTTTACAACAGAATTAAATCCAATAATACAGAAGAAATTGACGGAGGACAGCCTAACGTAGACACATTCTTCTCTGCCAAACTCAATCTTTACAGGTTTTACACAGACTACACAGACCAAAGCCGTAAGACCTATAAGCTACTATCTGCTATGCAGAACGCTACAGATGAGCAAAATAAAGACAACCAAGACCTTGCCGACTTGTTTCTGGATGCGGATACGGTACAGACCTTCGACCTTGACCATGGATATCGCGCACAGACCCACCTAGGTAGCATGCTGATGTATCATGGTATCATAGAGGCTGCTACCAACTATGCCAAAGACAAGGCAAGTGCTGCAATTCAGGAGGTAGAGCTGGTAGAATTTCTTAACATTTTGGCACAAGCTGGACAAAATGCGAGGGTGTTTGTGTTTGGCTCCGTATTTGGCGGAACTGGCGCCTCTTCCATCCCTGTCATCCCCATTGCTCTAAAGGAAGCGGTTGCTATAAGCAGTACGAATACGCTTGATCTATCGCTGGCGAAATTCGGTTCTACACTACTGACAGAATACTTTACCTTTACGGCACCAGATGATACACAAAAAACGAAAGAGCACATTGTTGCAGATGCAAATAATTTTGCACTGAATAGTCAGGCTGCACTTCAGTTTTACCAAGACGACCCAACAGTAAAGACTGTATACAAAAAGCTCTACCATGTAGGATGGCCCCTTCAGAGTATCAACGTGTCGAATGGAACCACAACCACAATTACTGGTGGAACCGAACAAAAGAACGCATGCCATGTTGCAGAACTCATGTGCGCATGTGCTGCATTTGATTTTTTCACATTGCCAGACGACGAGTTGGCAAACTCAAAAGAAGCAGAGTATCTTTACCGTTCTGTACCATTCTCTGGCAATTCGTATGATTTCACTGGCGATGACTTTGTCGGCCCTAAGGGTAATGTGTTCATGAACAAATTAGGAGCAATGCTGTCACTCGCCCATATCATACTTGTAAAGCATGCAGCCATACGTGGCATGGGCGGCACAAAGGGGTTACTGGAACGATTTAGGAAGCAAAAAATAAATGCATACGATTCACTAACAGACCAGCAAGCAAAAGAACTAGACGAGTATTTCAAAAAGTTCGCATATAACATCAACAAAGCTGGGCGCTTCATTCCTGGTTGGATCTACCAAATTCGCAATTCTGTAGGATCTGGCGCATTCATGTTTAAACCAGAAGCTTTCCCTGACGGGGCAAGCCTTAAGAATGTTGATCCAGGAGACATCTTTATTGACGAAAAACACAAGTGGAACAAGACACTCCTTGGCAACAGGTATGACAACTTCATAGAGAAGACTGTCACCGACAGACTATGCCTACCAAAGGAAAGACAAAAAGTAAATACTGTGAAGGAAAAGTTTCTAGCGCACATTTACAATGGTATAACAATTGCACAGAAGTTTAACCTCTAATTCGCAACAATTATGGCAGATAGCAAACCTTTAGTAATAAGCGTGCAGCCCAATTCAGTCCCAACTGGCGGCCCCAATGAATGGCGAGACATGACTGCGCAAATACACATCTTCACTCGAGACATTATCACTCCTGACATAACAGGCGACGCTGATATCTCGTCCATGATTTCCGGTATCCCAACTGTATTTGCTAGAGCGAACATGTTTGGAACAGCCTTATCATACAGTAGTAGTATTAAAGGTACAACCAATGCACTTAACCAATATTACCTTGGACTCGTTGACGAATGGCGCGGCGCAATAGCTTGCATAGCGCTTGACTCAAATGCTATAGACGTACGAACCATAGAACTAGGATATTCTGACGGTAAAGACTACAAGGATACCGCCAACATCTACGAGCCCAAAGGTGCATTCGGCAATATGCTCTTTGAACGCAGAAAATTATGGTGCTCACAGGATGCCTCTGAGAACGAGAAAGTGGTTCCATTCATCAATGTTATCAAGATAAACGGGAAAGTGGTTGCAGGCACTTCACCCGACACGCTACTCTTCACATCAGCCAACTATCAATTGAAGAGAGGAAAGCCATACGTCGACATAACAACAGGCAAGTTTACTGACCCACAGAAATCAAATCTTTCTGCAGAACAGTGGTTGTCATTATATGCCTACGTTGACAATCTCGCTAAGAAGATTCCGGCTCTAACAAATTATTACACTCCGCCAGGGAAAACCAAGTCGCTCGTTGACTACAGCAATGTTACCTTGAATCTGAAAACATGGCTACAAGAGATTAAGGATAACATTCTTAAAAAGGGATATGATCTTGAAAAAGCAAGTGCTCTACCCGTCAACTCATTCAAGGAGCCGTTTGACAGGGTCTTTAATTTTACAGACGAATTGTTCGGCTTGAATGGGATTATTTCTCAAGTCAACGAATCAGGACATTCCGTCTGTTTTAACCCAGAAAAACTACTTCTTGAAAAGAATGCTGAAATTGCACGGATACCATTATCTTCGGATTATTCAAAAAATCCAGACAAACTATCCGAGTTGTCCATATATGTTCTTAAAGCATCTCGACTTGGAAAGGACGGATACGCTTTCTTTGCTCTTCCGCTTAGTGAACTTGGCATAAAGGTCTTCGGACAAAACATAGGTGTACTTCTTGGACAGGACAAAACAGGAACCAGCATAAAATCACAACTGAAAGCCTCTTATGACGACAAAAACAACACCCTAGAAGTGAAGTTGTCCATTACCACAAATGACAATAAGACAAAGGCTATAGACGTCACCTACAATGTAAGGCCGGAAATGGTACACACGAAGGACCTTGTGCTATGGCCAAACTTCATTTCAAAGCAATGGAATCGTTATTTTCTATATTCAGAAATACCTCATAATGTGCATTCCGAAGATTGTCCGTTCCGTGCCGTACCTTTTGTTGGTGACGAGGAAGATCCGTTCTTTAATGTAATAAGAGACGAAGACGACCATTTTATGTACCTTGCAGACAATGGTAAGATTGTTGAAAACGAGAAAACTGACGCCAAGCTGCATATTGTCGCAGACCATCGTGTTGCAGACAGCAACTATCAATATGAAATATACGAAAGCTCACATCCTTTCAAGGGCGTAAAACTAACAACAACCACAAAGGATAGTGGCTACATATTGATAAGATATGCGCGCGAGGCTGGCAAACGTATGCCATGGAACCGCCTCGAAGAGTCAAGAGAGCTGAGAGACGCACACCTTGGCATAGACTTTGGTAGCACCAACACATCAGTTGCCTACTATGACACTGTAAAGCGTGAAGACCCTAAAGGTATAACATTCAGTGATCTACGCGTGTCTCTTCTTTGCGACATGCACGGTAATAGAACTCCAATCACAACAGAAAATAGCCTGTTTTTCTTCCAGGGACAAACACTAAGGTCCAATGCCATAAAGAGCATTTTAGCTCTTCAAGACTTTAAGCGTTTCCCGACAAACGCAAGTCAAGAATATCTACGCAAGAAGGAAGTGTCTGGGGGATTCCCCTGCTTCTGTAAAAACCTTCCCGTAACATCCATACAAGAAGACAAAATAGACGTAAAGTTTATAAATGGCACTGGTACCAACGCAACACTCATTCATAACATGAAATGGAGTGACCAAGAAAGCGACAAAGCTCACAAGACAGCCTTCCTCTCTTCTTTGCTTTTGCAGATTTACGCACAACTTTTTACTAACGATGTAGTACCAGTAAAACTTAAGTGGAGCTATCCCTCCGCAATGAGTGACAGCCTTGTAAAGGACTACGACCAAATTTGGAGTAATCTCAGCACTATTTGCCCCGTAACGGACTCCAACGGCGAAAAAAGAGCTCTGAATGTTACAGAATGGAAGGCTAGGAAGGTCGCAATTGATGATACGAACGGAGCATGGGGAGACGAAGCGAGCAAAGATCCTTGGGACAACGCATCAAACAATGCATGGGGCAGTGACATTTCCAGCACTAACAAAAGTTGCAAAACTGATACTGCTGACGCTGGATGGGGAACAGGGGCAGCTTCTTCTGACGGATGGGGTACTGACTCTGGTTCGGTCGAAGAATGGAGTGACGCTCCATCAGGAAACGATGGTTGGGGAACCCCAGATACTAAGGCGAAGCCTGTTGACCTAAAGCCTGACGGAGGTCCTATAAAGTTCAATTTTGTAGATGTCAATCAAGAAAGTTGCCTCACAGAGGCATGTGCTGTTGCAAACTATATGTCTAATGACAAGAACATTTTTGTTGACGCTCAGCATCTCGTTCTCTGTTTTGATGTAGGAGGCACCACTACTGACATATCGGCATTATGCACTATGAAGGACAAAATGGGACAGCAGCGTAGCGCAATGATTAAACAAAATTCTATACGTTTTGCAGCTCAACGTATATCAAATGCCACAAAGAACATTCAGTCATTCAAGAAGGTGCTTGATGATATCTGCGAAAAACACAAGATTCGCATTTTGGGCTTAAATATGGGCGATACCACATACTCATCCGAGACTGCACCTTACTTCTATGAACAAATTGTGGACAATCTAAACACAGATCAACTGGTAGATTTCTATAAATGTATCAGTGCTAATTGTCCAGAGTTGTTCTGCATCAACCTCTATGTGACAGGCTTGATAATGTATTATGCCGGACAGTTGTCCAACAAGCTTATTCAAGAAGTGCGTAGGTCGGAAGACGGGCCTGATGAGAATTGGCGGCCTCAAGTGCAGATTGTATTTGCAGGTAAAGGTTCCCGTATATTCGAGTGGTTCAGTTGCACAAACTTTGAAAGAGCTAAGAATTACAGTAATGACATGTTCATACATGGATTCGGCGGCATGGAACAGGCAAAGAGACTAATGTACGGCCCTCCTTCTATCGATTTATCGTCAAAGAGTTCACCTGACAACAAGTTTGAGGTATCCAAAGGGCTTGCCATGTCGTCACTGCAGGCAGCAGGCGGGGGACTGGTCGTTCCCGAAGAAGACCAAGCCATAGAAATACTCGGCGAAGAAGGCTTTAGGATTAAAACCATAGATGGAGAAATTATTGATTTGCCATACGACAACTCAATAACATGTGAATTTATGGAGCATATCGGCAACTATTTTATGGGTCCTGTTGACGGAACAAGAGAAATGACATGCAAAAAGTTTATGGATTTCGCACAGGTTTTTTTCACCTACGCAAAACGACTCTACAATATTGATCGCAAGATGGGCCAAGCCGATTTTATCCATGGTTTCAAGAATATGAATATTAATGGCTATATTCAGGCACTCCCCGAATACCGCAAGGCCGTTCAGGACATGGGACCAGAAAATAAATTCGACTTTGTAGCTCCGATCATTATCCTTGAAGGAATGAAGTTCTATGACGAGGTGCTTCTACCAAAACTAAAATAAACTAACACCCATGAAATTCTGTATTCTTATAGAACTATCCAAGGGAAATATTTCATTTCTTTACAATAGGAGTGACGGAGAGAGCAAGTTTGCACCTTTCACTGGCGACAGTCCAACCCTACCCCTTGCAATCTATTGCTTTGGCAACGATATACAGATAGGCCAATTTGCAATAGAGGAAGCGATGAAACAGTGTCCAAATGCTTACACAGATGTATTCCAAACCATGAAAACGGTAGGAACGTATAAGTACAAAGGCAATGAATATCATTACAACACACTTCTCAAAAATGCGATAGAGAAATATCTTACATACTTTTTCGATTCTGTACTAATTGGTCAATATGGTCGCTTGGAGGAAAACATCGCATCCATGCCTATTTGTTTTGTCTTCAACTCAGACATTGATGAGAACGAGAGGCTCTTTGTAAAAGACAGCTTCGAAAAAGGTGGGTATAGTAATATTGCTACTATTGACTACGACAAGATTGTGGTAGAAGCATCCAAATTTTCAACCAACCATGCAGTATGTGTCGCCAGCAACGGAAGAGACCTATTTATGAGCCTTTACGAAACAAAGACGCATAAATACATTGGGAGTACAGTGATGTCAAACTGCGGCAAAGACCCTCGCGTTGATTTCGCAGTGGACAAATTATGGGAGTCATTAGGTTATGACAACTATTATCTGAGCCTAGAAACTGAAAAGCCTATACTTACAAAGCTTGCGGAAGAGTTTCTATCAAGTGGCGAACTTGAATTTCAGCAAGATGTACTCTTCACGGATGGTCATGCCAGAGAGTGCTTCCTTTCCATACGCCAACTAGATGACTACAGATTCCATGATGACGGGAAAGTTGTAGCAGACCTGAAGAATTTGCTCAAAAAACAAAACATCTCACCATTGGACTGTACAATCGTAATGAAAGGAAAGGCTGCTAACAATGGCTATTTCAAGCACATTTTTAATGGAGAATTCCACTCTCTTATGAATGTGGACGATTCATTCCATACAAAAGTAATCTCTCAATTGCTAAAGGACATCCAGGAGCTTGACTATAAGTTTAATCGCACACAACCTCATCCAATCCCGAAAGAACCTGTGCGACCAAAAACTATTCCAACATCAATAAAACGAGAGGTGCGTATAAAAATGGCAGAAATAAAGGGTAAAATACGTGTAAGACACTTTGCCGAAGCAAAAAAACTTGCCAACAAGCTTCTCGACCATTTGCATGAGCAATATTTAGACATGTGGGACGGCGAATTACGCTCCATCATAAAAGAAATAACACAAAAAGGAGATGTTAAAACACCTATCAACCAGGGAATAGGTGAAAGTCCGAACGAAGTACGCAACCCACAAGTTAAAACGCCAGAACTCAACATAGAAGACTGCAAGAAATACCAACGAGAGGTACGCAGACAAATTGCATCGGAAAGTAAGTTTATATTTTAACAAATCAAGTCAGGTATAAAACGGGTGTAACTATTGAGAAACAAGGCTTTATAAATCAAGGTTTTGTGGTTTATGAAAAAAGTTTTGTTATTTCGCAATAATTACACCCGTTTTGTCGTTATTTTGTTGTTCCTTTGTTGCTCTCAATCTCAGAGCAACAAAAACAACAACAGAGAGCAACAAACCAAAACGACAGCAGTATGGAGAAATCAAAAGAACCAATCAGGCTCAGGCAGAGGAAAACGCCCAACGGCTTGACCTCTCTCTACCTTGACATTTATCTGAACGGCAAAAGGTCTTATGAGTATCTGCGCCTCTACCTCGTTCCTGAAAAGACCCGTGAAGACAAGAAGAAGAACAAAGAGACGCTGCAGCTTGCCGAGGCTATCAGGGCGAAGCGTGTTGTCGAACTCAGAAACGGGGAGTTCGGCTTCAAGAGTGATTACGCCGAGGAAACGCTGTTCTTCGACTATTATGAAAAGTTATGTGAGAAGCGTTTTCACGCCCCTGACAACAAATCGAATTGGGGAAACTGGCGTTCGTGTCTGAAACATCTTGAAAAGTATGAGCCGAACCGAAAAATCACGTTTGCCGAAATAACGACAGAATGGGTTCAGGGCTTCAAAGAGTATTTAGAGAATGAGGCGTGTGCGTGGGGCAATGACTACCGAGACCGCATCAAAGACCATAAACTTTCAAGAAACTCAAAACTGAGTTATTTCAACAAGCTGCGGGCGTGTCTCAATCAGGCATTTGATGAAAGAATTATCAGGAACAATCCAATGCGTGGCGTTGAGAATTTCAAGGCAGAGGAAGGCACGCGCATGTACCTTACAATAGATGAAGTGAAGAAGCTCGCCGAGACAGAATGTGAATACCCGAAAATCAAACGGGCTTTTCTGTTCTCGTGTCTGACGGGTCTCAGGCGGTCAGACATCTTGAAAATGACATGGGCAGAGGTTCAAGAACAGTCAGGCTTTACCCGCATCATCTTCCGTCAGAAGAAAACGGGCGGTCAGGAATACCTCGACATAACACCTCAGGCGGCTGAACTTATGGGAGAGAGGGGCAAACCAAACGAACCTGTTTTCACAGACATTCACAGCCCGTCTTGCACGAATGAGGCAATAAAGCGGTGGGTGCTCAGGGCGGGCATAAAGAAAGAGATAACTTTTCATTGCGCCCGTCATACGTTTGCGGTCATGATGCTTGACCTCGGTACGGACATTTACACAGTCTCAAAATTGTTGGGACATCGTGAACTGAACACAACTCAGATATACGCCAAGGTTCTTGACAAGAACAAACAGGCGGCTGTTTCAAACATACCGACAATACTCCCTCCCCTGACAGAAAAGCATGATGGGGATAAATGACATAGAGCGGCGCAAAGGGTTATTTCTTTCCCTCTGTGCCGCTTTTGTCTTTCTTATATAAAAGTATATCTCCTCGCCCTGTCAAGAGCCATGTGGCTGAAACGCCGTAGTCATTGACAAGGTATGTGAGCCATGCCGCCTGAAAGATGTCCCGTGAGGGGTCTTTCTCTAACGTGTTCATGTTCCAACGGTTTATTTCATGCGCCCGTGTGAACGTCTGTTTTCCCCTGATTATCTTTTCATCTTTGAGATAGCGCAGAGCCTCAAAGAAACGCTTTATTACTTTTTGACTGTCTTCTGTCTGCATTGTTCTTCTGATATTAAGTTAGCGGCTCTGAACCTTTCATTTATTTCTTTCTCACGCTCTGTCAGGCGTTCTTGCCAACGGCTCTCAGCGTCAGGCGTGAACACGGGCTTTCTCCCCTCTTTGACGGCGGTCTCAAACTCTCTGACCTCTTCTCCTGACATATATGGTATATACTTGTCAAGGTCTAAGAGAGCCTGAATGTGGTTCATCGTCTCACGTTGAAGAGAGAACAGCTTGCCGATTTCAAGCATTTCTCCCGTGCCAAAGAGAAACCAACGGGCGTTTATCTCAGGCAGTTTTTCAAGAACAGTCAGAATTGGCTGCACACCGAAATTCTCGCCTCTCAACATCTTTGACAGATATTGTGGCGACCACCCCATAAGCTCGGCAAACGGTATTTTCTTTCCACCTGTCTTATATCTGATTATTTCTTCTAATCTTTCGCTCATATCTTTTGACCTCTTTAATATTTTGGTATTTTCTGTTCAACCCCACAGAACTTGACTACACGGCAGCGGCAGAGGAGGCATTGTCTTCCTGACGGGCAACCGCTTTTTTATTCTCGGCGATCTGCTCTTTCAAAAGGTTCATCAGTTCATCAATTTGCCTATCCTTTGATGCAAGGCTCTGTGCCTGTTGTTGAAGAACAGCCCACACGTCTTTCTGAATTGTCACGCCGTTTTCACTGTTCAGGTTAGTTTCAGGCTCATTCTTGAACATTTCTCCCTCGCCTGTCAAAATCCAAACTTCGTTTATATTTTCATCAAGTCGGCAGAGTTTCTTTGCAAACTTGTCTGATAAAGGCACACGCCCGTTCACAATCTGAGAGAATGAAGACTTTGTGTAACCCATTATCTCAGAGAGTTCTCGGTCGTTCTCTGCTACGCCTTTGTAGAGCAGCCAATTAATGGCTTTTCTTATTCTCTGTATCTCCGTCATACGCTTAATTAAAGTTAAAAATCGCAATTTTCTTTCGGAAAATTCTTCTAAAAGCGAAACTTAGTTTATATTTGCACACAGTTACGGTTAAATAACCGCACAAAGATACGAAATAAGAATTAAAATCGGAAATAAACTGATAAGTAAAATCGAAATTTTAACAAGAATTATGGCAGAAATGATTTTCAAAACGGATTGCCAAAAAGAGCGTGAAGCACGTGACAGGGCAATTTACGATGACTACAACAGCCTGATGGCGGTCAAGGGTCAGAGCAAAATGATGGTCATTCAGCACCTCATGGGCAAGTACAACGTTCACAGCATGGGGACGATTTACGTTATCCTGAAACGTGTTGAAGAAAGCCTGAAAACGGAGGAGGTGTAAGCGTATGGCAAGCAAAGAAGCGAACAAGGCGAAGTATCAGTACAACAAGAAGTACATGGAGGCATATTGGGAACGCCGAGCGCAGCGTGAGAACGGTCAAGTAGAGACCGTGAAGCGGCGTGAGAAGTCTGTGACGCTCTCAACAAACGACAAAGACTTCTTCCCTGAACTCGCCAAAATGGACGTTGAGACCTCAGTCAAACGTGAGGGGCGTTCGGACGCAAAGTACATCAAGGCTCTTGAAGACGCTAACAGAATGTACAGGAGTGAGAACAAACGCCTGATTAGACTTCTGACAAAATATCAGGAGGTAATCAAGCTCGGTTTAACAGCATTAAAACAAAAAGAAGATGAAGAAATCTAAGGTTTTCAAATGGGTGTTGTTGCTCGCCCTCGCCACATGGTTCACGTTCTCTTTTATCGTGCTTATCGGCGAGGAAGACCCGAAGAACCCTTTGACCCTCATTCAGTTTTTCTTTATGAAAGCGGGGGCGTTGGCAAGCACAATCGTGACAGGGTTCTGTTTCGCGAGGTTGTACGAAAAGGGGTTCTTGCCTGACCTCTCAAAACTGATTGAGGAGGAATAGCCTATGTGTGAACTTTATGAACCCGAATTGGACGATTGACTTATGAGCGTAACACTTGAAGAAATGAACGAGAAGCTCGACCGTATCGGCGAGTTGGCTCTGATAAGCGCAAAGACGGTTCTTGACCTGAACGAAGCTGCCCTGTTCACGGGGTTCAGCACGGCGCACCTCTATCGCCTGACATCAGGGCGGCAGATACCGCACTTCAAGAAGAACCGCAAACTTTATTTCAAAAAGTCTGACCTTGAAGCATGGATGTGCGACAACAGAGTTCAGACCGAGAAAGAGATAAACTGCAAGGCAGCAACATATTGTTCAACCCACAAAAGATAAAGTCTATGGGAGAGAGAATAAACAGCCACCTGAGGCTTATTCGTGAACGTCTTCTTTCAGGCGGTTCTATAACACCCCTTGAAGCCCTGAGGGACTTTGGCTGTTATCGCCTCGCCTCTCGTATAAGTGACCTCAAAAAAGAGGGTCTGAACATCAAGAAGACAATGGAGAAAAGCGTCAGCCGTGTGACGGGTCTCACGGTCAGATACGCAAGATATTTTTTAAGCCCGAAGAAATAAAGCAACGCCCGAAGCATAAAGAGGGCATAAAATAACAAATAAAATGGAAGAAATCATCGAAGTAAAACAGGCTGATATGCTCCAAGCTCTCAACCGAGCTGACATTGACGCACAGGTTGCCACGGCACACGCCTACCCCCGTGACATCAACAGAGTTTTGAACACCATTGAGACGCTCGCGACTATGGATCAAGAGACCGCCGAAGACTGTTTCTACGTTCTGAGACGCAAAGACAAGGACGGCAACGACAGCGTCATTGAGGGTCTTTCAGTTCGCATGGCTGAGATTATCGCCAACGCATGGACGAACCTCAGGGTCGCGACCCGCATCATCGGCAATGACGGGCGTATAATAACGGCTCAGGCTGTTTGTCACGACCTTGAAACCAACGTTGCGGTCTGCAAAGAGGTCAAGAGAAGTATCGTCACAAAGAAAGGCTACACGTTCAGTCAGGATATGCAAGTTGTGACGGGCAACGCCGCCGCTTCTATCGCCCTGAGAAACGCCGTACTGACGGTTATCCCAAAGGCTGTCACAAAGCGCATCATCAATAACGTGAAAAAGGTTGCGCTCGGTCAGTCTATTGACCTTGAAACAAGCCGTCAGAACGTCATTCAGTATTTCGCCAAATTGGGCGTTAAGGAGGAGCAGCTTTTCTTCTACCTCGGCGTGAAGAGCGTTCAGGAGATTGACAAACAGAAAATCTTCGAACTCAGAGCGACAGCCAACGCAATCAAGGAGGGTACGACAACCGTTGAAGAGTGTTTCGTGAAGCCCGCCATTGAAGCCAAGAAACAGGCTGACGCAGTGAAGAAGACAAACAACGCACAAGACAGAGCCGCTGCCGCTATCGCTCAGGCAACGGGCGCAAAAGCCCCTGAGGGTGTTGACCCTGAGACGGGCGAAATAAAACAGCCCGCTGCCGAGAACTCAAAGAAGACATCAAAGACAACAACTAAAAAATAACAGCATTTATGGAAATCAAGATTGAAAACGCAAAGGCTGCTTTGAAAACAGCCGATGAGAGCGTCAAAAAAGTTCTTCTCGCTCTCTTACCCGAATTGAAAGAAACAGAGGCACAGACAGCCGCAAATCGCCCGATTACAGAACGTGTGAAGACCTTTGAGGACGCTTGCCGTGAGTTGGGAGAAGACAACCATCTCGTAGAGCAGTATCGTGTGATTGATGAAAACGCAGATTTTACAAGTGACGGTCACGACATTTTTACATACTTGAAGCTCCGCATCATCGCCGCCGCCCTGAATGAGGGTTGGAAGCCTCAGTTCACAGAAGACGAGGAACGTTGGTATCCTTGGTTCACGCTATGGACGGAAGAAGAACTGTCAGAGAAGAGTGACGAATGGAAAGCCGACCGACACCTCATATCAACAGGCGACTATTCAGGAGACTGTGCGGGCTTCGCTTTTGCGGTTTCGATTAACGCCCCCTCGAATACGTATACGCGCATCGGTTCTCGCCTTTGCTTTAAGAGCGAAGCTCTCGCCACGTATTGCGGCAAGCAATTCATCAGCCTTTGGGCTGACTTCAACATGATTAAGAAATAACAAGTTAAACCCTCAAAATAACAGCAAAATGAAAGATATTGAGAAAATTATCGCTGACCTCCAAGCATGGGTCGAAGAAGACAAAGAGAACAGAGCAATCGCACTTGTTGCAGTTCAGAAGACAGAAGACAAAGAAAAGAGCTATAGCTGCGAGCAGCACACCGTAACTCATTGTGTCATGGGGTATCTCGTTGACGCTTTTCAGAATGTTCTGAATGACAAAGACCCTGAGAACGGCTTGCATAAGGTCTTGAAGCACGCTATACGCCGTGAAGCAATGACGGGTCTCATAAAGATTGCATACTGTCTGTTGAAGAAGAGCGACAAGAAGTCAGAGAACAGTTCAGAAGAGGGAAAGGAGGCTGACCATGAGTAATCAGGTTATCAGACCGAAAGACCGCACAGAGTGGTTGAAATATCGCGAGAGCGGTATCGGTTCATCAGAGGTTGCAACAATCGTAGGGTTGAACCCATGGGAAACGCCTTATCAGTTATGGAGACGCAAGAAAGGTCTTGACCCCGCAAAACAGGAGAACTTCGCGATGAAAGCGGGTCATTATCTCGAAGACGCAGTTGCTCAGTTCTTCAAAGATGAAACGGGCTGCGAGATAATCAAGCGTTCTGCCATTGATTGGATGATAATCAACACAGAGAAGCCGTATATGCGTGTCAGCCCTGACCGCACGTATTGGCTCAACGGTCTCCCCCACAACGCTCACAACAAGGGTATCTTGGAGTGTAAGACAACACAAATGAGCATTGACCCCGAAGACCTCCCAAAGCACTGGTTCTGTCAGGTTCAGTATCAGCTCGGAGTTGCGGAGCTTCAAGAGGCTTCACTTGCATGGCTTTGTTCAGGACGTGAGTTCGGCTACAAAAACCTGACCTTTGTTCCTGACTTCTTCAAATGGCTCTGTGAAGAGGTTGACCGCTTTTGGATTGACTACATTCAGGGGGACAAAGAACCTGACCCGCAGAACGCCAAGGACATTCTCTTGAAGTTCAACAAGCACACGGGCGGCAAGGTCATTGAGACAACTGACGAGATTTTTCAGGCTTATTCAGACCTGAAAGACGTGAAGCAGCAGCTCGCAGAACTCTCTGACCGCAAGACCGAGCTTGAAGAGAAGATAAAGCTCGGCTTCGGAGACGCAGAAGCCCTGAGCTACGGCGGCGATACAATCGCGACATGGAAAAGCCCCAAGCCCTCAGAGAAGTTTGACGACAAGGCTTTCAAGGCTGACCACCCCGACCTCTTCAAAGAGTATGCTAAGACGGTTCAGGGCGCAAGGCGTTTTCTCTTGAAGTGATTACAATGTAATCGTATAACCAAAACAGACAGATGAACAGAAAGAACAAATAACATATAAAACTCCGCTCATGGGTGAGAGCAGCCGAAAGGTCTCTCAACGCAAGCTGTTATGCGTGGTTAGCCCTGTCAGCGGGGTTTTCTCAGATAGACAAGAAACAAAATGATACAGTTACGTTCAAATCAGGTTGAACCGATAGAAAAGGCTATCAGTTTCTTTCAAGAGAAGAAGCCGAAGCCCTCTTTGATTGTTCTCCCGACAGCATGGGGAAAATCAATTCTGACAGCCTTTGTCGCGAAGAACACGAACGATAAGATGATTGTTCTTCAACCCTCAAAAGAGTTGTTGGAACAGAACTATTTGAAGTATGTGAACCTCTGTGACGGGTTCGCAAATGCGGGTATATACAGCGCAAGTTTCGGGAGCAAGGAAATCGCTCAGATAACCTACGCAACGATAGGTTCAATCAAGACGCTCGGGGCAAAGTTCAAGGCTCTCGGCTTCACAAAAATGCTGATAGACGAGGCACACCTCTTCCCCCGTGAGGCAGACAGCATGCTCGGCACGTTTCTCAAAGAGAGCGGCATCACTCACGTTCTCGGCATAACGGCGACACCTGTCAAGCTGCAGACGGGCAGAGACCAATTCGGACAGAATTATTCAAAGCTCGTCATGCTGACATCAAGAAGCAAAAAGGGCAATTTTTTCAAAGACATTATTCATGTCGGTCAGGTCTCAGAAATGGTGCGCCTCGGCTTTTGGTCTCCCCTGACTTATGAGGCTTCACAGTTTGACGACAGCCAACTTGTCTTCAACAGTTCAAAAAGCGAGTACACGGAGGACAGCGTTCAAAGGGCTTTTGAGGAGAACGGCGGCACACAGACGATTGTCAACGCTCTTGACGCTCACCCTGAACGGCAGCACATTCTCGCCTTTGCCCCCTCAGTTCAGGACGCTATAAGTCTCTCAGAGCGTTATCCGAACTCGGCTGTCATATACGGCGATATGGATAAGCGTGAGAGGGCTTCAATCATTGAGCGTTTCAGAAAGGGCGAAATACGGGTCATATTTAACGTGAGAGTGCTTTCAACGGGCTTTGACTATACAGGTATTGATTGCATCGTTTTAGGCGTTTCTACGGCTTCTATCGCCCTCTATTATCAAATCATCGGACGAGCCACCCGTATTGACCCTCAGAAGAAAGACGCTCTGATAGTTGACCTCGGCGGCAACGTTCAGCGTTTCGGGCGTGTTGAAGACCTGACCTTTGAGAAAGGCAGAATGTGGCGTTTGTTCGGTTCAGGCGGGCGGCTGCTCTCAGGCATACCAATCGCAGACATCGGTCAGTACACCCGTGAGGACACTCAGGCTATTGACGCTCAGGCGGCGCAGCCTATTCAGGTTATGCCTTTCGGCAAATATAAGGGGGAAAAGATAAGCAATATCCCTCTTGACTACCGCAAATGGATGATACGGGCTTTTGAGTGGAACAGCCGAAACGTGAAACTGAAAAAATCAATCATGGCAACCCTTTAATCAAGACAACATTATGGCAAGACCAAAACGAACGACAGTTGATTATTACCCGCATTATGTGAAATGCGGGCGCACGATCTACATTCTTGAAGCCCGCTTCGGGAATGACGGTTATGCTTTTTGGTTCAAGGTTCTTGAAGTTCTCGGGGAGAGCGAGGGGCATTTCTATGACTGTTCTGTTTCTTCAAATTGGGAGTATCTTCTTGCAAAGACACGGGTCAACGCTCAGACGGCGACAGAAATAATCGGGGTTCTTATCAACCTCGGCAAAATTGACAAAGAGCTATGGGAAAAGAACCGTGTTATTTGGATAGAGAATTTTGTCAACAACCTCACAGAGGTTTACAGAACCCGCCGAACGGAATTGCCTCAAAAGCCTGTTTTCAAAGAAGAAAAACAACAACCCGAAAAGGTTATCTCCGAGAAAACCCCTGATAAAGAGCCGTTAAAAGAGATAAAACCCGCCAAAGGAGAGAAGAGTAAAGGAGAGGAGAGCAAAGAGAAATATCCTTATCAGGATATAGTCGCCATGTGGAACTCTGTCTGTCTCTCATGCCCAAAGGTTCTCAAAGTCACAGAGGCGAGAAAACAGAAAATGAAGACCCGCTTTCAAGAGTTCGGCGTGAAGCGTGAAGAACTGACAGATTACGTGATGCGCCTCTTTCAGCGTGTTCAGGCTTCTGACTTTCTCACGGGGCGCAGCACTGACAAAATGGGTTGGGTTGCCAATTTTGATTGGGTCTTTGAGAATGAGAAAAACTGGGTCAAGGTCTCTGAGGGCAACTACGACAACAAGAGGGGCGGCGGTTCAAACACGGCACAGAAGCCCGTACAAGCCGCTGACGGCTCTCAGGTTCAGTTGGGCGTTGGAGAATACATAGACGGCTCAGGGCGGCGTACATACGGCACGGGGCTGGCTAATATCCCAATGACGGCAGCACCCCGCCCGTCTGAGCGTTATTCATGGGACGCTGCTTCACATACATGGATTTTGCAATGAAACAGAAGAAAACGGACATCAGCCTTGAAGAAAAGGCAAGGCGGGCGAACGGTCTCAGCCGTTCTTGCTCAAAGTGTAATCATTTCCCCTGTTCAGAAGTCTTTTCAAGGCTCTGCAGCGAGGCTTTTATTGAGGGCTTCAAAAAGGGTTATCAAAAACACAGAAAGGAATTATCAAAATGAAAAGTTATTCAGACTTCGGCATAAATATCCCCTACGGGCGCACATCGGGAAAGGTCAAGACCTATTGCCCGAAATGTCACGACCAAAGGCATGACAGACGCGACAAAAGTCTTTCTGTTGACCTTGACAAAGGTCTTTGGAATTGTCATTATTGCGGTTGGGGCGGGTCTCTTGAAACAAAAGAGCCTTGGGAGCGCGAAGAACGCCCGTGGCATAACTACGCTCCGATAAAGCGTCAGAAGCCTGTCTATAAGAAGCCCCCTCAGCACACTTTGACGGCTGTCAGCGAGAGAGCCTTGAAGTGGTTTGAGGGAAGAGGAATAAGCGCAGCGACCCTGAACGCTCTGAAAGTCTCAGAGGGCATAGAATGGATGCCGCAGAACAACGCTCAGTCGAACACGGTTCAATTTAACTACTTCCTGAACGGTCAGCTCGTCAACACAAAATACCGCACGGGCGACAAGAAGTTCAAGCTCGTTTCAGGGGCGCAGCTTATCCCGTATAACATTGACGCTATTAAGGGTCAGAAAGAGTGTATCGTGACAGAGGGCGAAATGGACGCTCTCTCATTCTACGAGATAGGCTTTCATAACGTTGTCAGCGTTCCGAACGGGGCTAACGCAAACCTTGAATACCTTGACGATTTCATCGAAGAGTATTTTGACGACAAAGAGACTATCTACATAGCCTCTGACACAGACACAAAGGGCGTTCTCCTGAAAGACGAGCTTTTGAGACGCTTCGGGGCTGAACGCTGCCGCATACTTGACTACGGTCAGGACTGCAAAGACGCTAACGAAGTCTTGATGAAATACGGGGCGGCGGCTCTGAAAAAATGTCTCTCAGAAGCTCCCGAGGTCAAGTTGGAGGGGGTCTTCACGGTCTCTGACTTCGAATCGAACCTTGACGCTCTCTTTGAACACGGTATGCAGAAAGGCGCAACGATAGGGCTTGAAAACCTTGACCGCCTTATTTCATTTGAGACGAAACGCATCTGTGTCGTGACGGGTATTCCTGGCTCGGGTAAGTCTGAGTTCATTGACCAAATCGCCGAGAGGCTCAACATGCGCTACGGGTGGAAATTCGCATATTTCAGCCCTGAGAACGCCCCGCTCGAATACCACGCTTCAAAACTGATTGAGAAGTTCACGGGGCAGCACTTTGACCGTCAACACCTGACACTCCCCGCTTATCGTCAGATAAAAGAATATCTGAACACGAACTTTTTCTTTATCAGCCCAAAGGAAGATTACAGGCTCGACACAATTCTTGAAAAAGCCCGCTTTCTTGTCAGACGGCGTGGCATAAAATGTCTTGTCATTGACCCGTACAACCGCTTGGAGGACGAGAGTGACGGACACAACGAAACAAAGTATATTTCAAAGCAGCTTGACCGTCTGACGAACTTTGCACAGCGCAATGACGTTATGGTCATTCTCATGGCGCACCCGACAAAACAGTCAAAGAACAAAGACGGGGTTATCGAAGCCCCCACCCTTTATGACATCAGCGGCTCGGCGCACTTCTATAACAAAACAGACTTCGGTATTGTCGTTCACAGAAACAGAATTGACAACACGGTGGAGGTTCACGTTCAAAAGGTGAAATTCAGGCACCTCGGAGAGTGCGGAACGGCTCTCTTCAAATATAACCTGAACAACGGGCGTTACAGCCCATATACGGCGGGGGTTGAACCCGTATGGGACAACTCAAACCATCTTCAAGAGGAAATGAACAGACGGGCGAAAGAGGCGGAGGAAGCAGCGGTCTTTGACTTCACGGCTCAACCGCTTGACGAATGCCCGTTCTGACGAGATATAAGTTTAACCAAAACAGACAGACAAAATGGAAAGTAAAAAAGAATTTGAGAGCCTGAAAGACAAACTGAAAAAGTTAAAGGCTCTCGCAGAAAGAGGCTGCGGAGGAGAAGCAGAAAACGCTCAAAGGCTCTTAGAACGTCTCTGTGCCGCTAACGGCATTGACTTGGGATTACTTAACGATGAAGAAAAGAAAAGCCGTTATACGTTCAATGTCGGGCGTAATCGGGTCTTTATAACTCTGTTCACGCAATGTTATTGCAAGGTCACAGATAGCTCGAAAATGAGTTACAGACAAGAATCCCGCTCTGAAATCTCTCTTGAACTCACTCAGGTTGACTATGCAGAATTGAAAGGGCTGTATGAATGGCATAAGGCGAATTTTGAAAAAGAACTTGAAGACATCAAAAAGACAATTATTCATGCTTATTGCCAAAAGCACAGACTTTACCCTGAAAGCCCCTCTGAGACCTCAAACGACAAGCCCCTGACAGAAGAGGATTTAGAAATGCTCAGAAAGGTAATGAAAATGGAGGGGCTTCTTAACGACAAGACTTATCAACACTTAATCGAAGAATGATATGGAAAGAAATAAGTTTAACCAAATAAACAGACAAAATGAAAACATTTGTGATTACACTCTCAAAGACGTTCCCGAGAACGCACATTCATTCAGGGCGTGAGACTAATTTCGCTCATCTACTCGGCAACGGGTTGAACCTGACAGAAGACGGCTTGAAAATTTGCCGTCACAAAATTCACACGGTCAGGACAAACCTCCCATTATGGGAGAAACGAATTTCTGAAATACAGAGCGGGCAAGCGGTTCTCTCAATCAGAGAATGGACGGGCAGACCATACGGAAGCCCTCAGAAAGAACTCGCACGACTTACAGGTTCTGACGGCGTTGGGGTTCAGGCTCTTAAACTTAAAGACCTTTTCAGTTCGACAGTTATTGACGGAGAAAAGGTTGAATTGCCCGATTTAGCGGCGCATGACGGGCTTTCGTTCTCAGATTGGTATGATTGGTTCAGAAAGGTTGATTTAAGACAGCCAATGGCAATTATTCACTTTACAAAATTCAGATATGGAAAGACAAGTGACAGTAGAAGAAGTGAGAAGTTTTCTCTCGGCTTCTGACAGACAATTTGTGAAAAGCGGCATCAGAGTTTCCCGTGTCCGCTTCAAACGTGATGAAGAGGGCAACTGCACGGACATTCTCCTTGACTACGAACAGACAGTTTCAGAGACAGGGGAAAACAACGCTCAGGAGGGTTCAAAATGACAAAACACAGACTGACCCCGCAGACACGGACAAAAGCCCCGCAAAGGGTCTCTAACCCTCAGACAAGGGCAAGGGACAACCCTCAGGGAAAAAGACAGAGAGAAGAGAGAAAGCCGTGAACGCAAATGTTCTGAACTTTCTAACGAAATCGGAAGTTAAACCATAATTCAAAACATAAATAAAATGGGAAATTACAGCATTAAAGCAAACCTCCTGAAAATAAAGGGGGCTTTTGTGACAAACCTCAAAGGCAAGACAGCCACAAGGCGTTGCCTCGTTATTGACATTGACGAGAGCGGAATGTTTCTCGGCGAGAAAGGTTGTTACCTGAACATGGCGGCGATAGAAATGAATGAGAGCCGCTACGGGGACACTCACGTTGTCAAGGTCTCACTCGCCAAGGACGTTGTTGAGAAAATGACAGAAGAAGAGCGCAAGGCAATCCCTATCCTCGGCGGCATGCACCCGCTTCAATCTCAGGCGCAGCAAATTCAGGGTCAGTTAGACGGGGCTGCTGTATGTGAGAACATGGACGATCTGCCGTTCTGATAATCATCAGGCGGGCGCAGCCTCTTCTGAGACTGACAGAAATTCAAGGGCGGGGAGTTAAATCCCCGTTCTTTTGTCCCAAAAGCCGATTGTGCCCCCACAAAAGATTTTCCAATGACGAGTGATAAATTACAGCAATCAACAAAGAAAAGCCGACAGCGGTCAAATTCGCCAAAATTAACTGACGTGTTCACGACCATTTGCAAGACCGACCTCCATGTTGTGTGTGTCAAAGAGTTCAAGTTCCACCCCGTCAGGAAATGGCGTTTTGATTATGCCATACCTGACCACAAAATCGCCCTTGAAGTTGAGGGCGGCGTATGGACGGGCGGGCGGCACACCTCTTCTGTCGGCTTCATGAAAGACATGGAGAAATACAATACGGCTACCCTCATGGGGTGGCGGGTGTTCAGAACAACGCCTGACGAGCTGTACCGCTTGAAGACCCTGAACTTGCTCAAAACGGCAATTTCAGGCGTTTTTGACCCCGAAAAGGCTTGATTTTGTGCTTTGTGTGATTATATTATAATCATTTTGAGTATTTTTGCAAACGGATAAGGTATAATAATTCAAACAGATAAAGACATGAAAACAGAAACTGTAAAACTTTCTCAGGTTCAAGTGAATGAGGCGAACCCGAGAACAATCACAAATGAGAAGTTTCAGAAACTTGTCAACAGCGTTCTTGCACTCCCGAAAATGCTTGAACTCAGACCGATTGTCGTTGACAACATGATGGTTGCCCTCGGCGGCAATATGCGTTTCAGGGCTTTGACCGCCATTTCTGACCTCTCAGAAGACGAACTGAAAAGCCGCCTTTTCTCTATCAATGACGTGAAGAAGAAGACAGAGGGCGAACAGCAAGCCCTCCTGACACATTGGCTGCGTTGGCGTGACAGCCCGACCGCAATCATCATCAAGGCTTCGGAGCTGTCAGACGCAGAGCAGCGTGAGTTCATCATCAAGGACAACATCGGCTACGGAGAATGGGACACGGACAGCCTGACCGCACAGTGGGACAATGAAGAGTTGGTGGATTGGGGCATTGAGTTCCCTGACGCAGAAAACGCCCTGAACGCTCAGAACGGAAGCGGCTCAGGCTCAGAGAAGCAGAACAGCGCACCCGAAAGCAGCCTCTTTGACCGCTTCATCGTACCGCCTTTCTCAATTCTTGATACCCGCAAGGGATATTGGCAAGACAGAAAGAAGAAGTGGTATGACATCATCGGCGATATGGGCGAGAGCCGTAATGACACCCTTGTCACGTCTCTTGAAATCAAATACAAAGACCTCTATCAAAGAACCCGTGAACACAGAAAAGAACTCGGCATTTCTTTCAAAGAGTACATCGAAAAGTACGTCAGCCAAGAAGACCTTGAAAAAGAACAGGCGAAAATCGTTGCTCAGGGCGTTTCAATTCTTGACCCCGTTATGGCTGAAATCGTCTGCCGTTGGTTCGGTCAGGAGAACGGCAAAGCCTTTGACTGTTTTGCGGGCGATAGCGTCTTCGGCTTTGTGGCAGCTTATCTCGGCAATGACTTCACGGGCGTTGAACTGAGAGAGAAACAGGCGGCTTTGAACAACGAGCGTGTGGAGGGCATGAACGCCCGCTATATCTGCGATGACGGTCAGAACGTGGCGCAGCACATTGAGCCTGAGAGCCAAGACCTCCTGTTTTCTTGCCCGCCTTACTTTGACCTTGAAAAGTATTCAGACCTTCCGAATGATGCATCAAATCAGGGGTCATACGAGGATTTCATCAAGATTTTGGAGAACGCTTTCACGGGGGCTGTCTCTTGTCTGAAAGAAAACCGCTTCGCAGCTATCTGTGTCGGAGACGTGAGAGACAAGAACACGGGCTTTTATTATGACTTCTGCGGCGACATAAAGCGCATATTCAAGCAGAACGGAATGCGCCTTTATAATGAGATTATCTTGGTCGAACAGACCGCTTCAACGGCTCTGAGGGCTTCACGTTACATGGATAGCCGTAAGGTTGCCAAGACGCATCAGCACCTCTTGGTCTTCTTCAAGGGCGACCCGAAGAAAATCAAGAAAGAGTTCCCGAAGATTGAGTACACGGAAGAAGACCTGTCAAAGACCGATTCAGGCGAGACGGGTTCAGAGAGTGAAACAGAGTAAACAGAAACGCCATGCAAGCAAAGATTTGGAATTTCTCTCAGTGGATAAAAGAGACCGACCCGAAGCGTCTCAGGGACATTTTCGATGAAGCCCTGAAAAAGTCAGGTTTCAACGTTCTCTGCTTCACTGACCATCATTTTCAGCCTCAGGGTTACACCGCCCTGTGGCTTCTGACAGAAAGCCATTTCGCCGTTCACACTTTCCCTGAGTTTGAAAAGTCGTATATCGAGCTTTCAAGTTGTAACTTGGAATTCTATCAAGAGTTCCTAAAACTGACAAAAGAACTATGAGTGCAGCACAAGATAAGAAACAAAGACAGATGAAGCTCGCCCGCCTTGAAATCGTGGCGCAGCTCTTCAAGCGTGGTTACAGCCGCCGCAAGATACGTGAAGAGGTCAAGAACCGTCTTGACCTGAAAAGCTATTCCCTCGGCACTGTTCAGAGTGACGTTCAGACATTGTTGGCTGAATGGCGTGAAGACCGTATCGAAAACACCGATGATTTGGTGCAGCTTGAACTTGAACGCATTGACGATGCGGTGCGTGAGTTGTGGGAACAGTGGGAGAAGTCAAAGACAGACTACAACAAGACACAACGCAAGCAGAAAGGCTCTCCCTCCCGTGACAGCGAGACGGGTCAGACCTCAATCAAGACGTATCAGACAGAGCGAACGGAAACAGAGGTTATCTGCCTTGGCGATGCTTCTTATATCGCCGAGATACGAAAGCAGCTTGAAGAACGCCGCAAGCTCCTCGGCTTGTACGCCCCTGAAAAGAAAGACATCAACGCCAACGGCTCATTTGCCGCCTATCTCATTGAGAGCGGCATGATAGATGAAGCCGAGCAAGAGGCGGGAGAGGTCAAGGAAGACGAATAAGCCCGATTGCGGCTCTCTGTCGGCGTAAGTATTCTGAGTGGTTCACTTATCCCATTCAAAAGCGTACCGCCGACATACTCAAAATTCGGAGAAAATAACTATGGCAAAGAAACAACGGAAAGAAATTATCAAGAAACTCAGTTTTGAGGTCATAAACTCATGGCGGGCAGATTGGAATAAATTTGTCCGTGAAGCCTTTGGCGTGAACCTTGACCCCGAGCAGCAAGAAATTCTGTCAAGCGTTCAACACAACAGGCGCACGTCTGTTGCCTCAGGCACAGCCCGTGGCAAAGACTTTGTCGCCGCTTGTGCCGCCATATCGTTTCTTTATCTCACGCCCCGTTGGAGGCGTACAAAGAACGGGGGCGCAGAATTGGTTGAGAACACGAAAGTGGCTCTGACAGCCCCGACCGACCGTCAGGTAAAGAACATCATGATGCCTGAGATTAGCCGCCTTTATAACAGAGCAAAGGCAAGAGGCATACAACTGCCAGGGCGTTTGAACGCTTATGACATCAGAACAGAAAGCGATGAATGGTTTCTGACGGGCTTCAAGGCTGACGAGAACAACCATGAAGCGTGGTCAGGTTTTCACGCCGTTCATACAATGTTTGTCGTTACCGAGGCAACGGGTATCGGCGATGATACGTTTGGGGCTATTGAGGGTAACTTGCAAGGCGACTCACGCATCTTGATTGTCTTCAACCCCAACACAACAGTCGGCTACGCTGCCCGCTCTCAGAAAGGAGACCGTTGGCACAAATACCGCCTGAACAGTCTGACAGCCCCGAACATCGTTCAGAAAAAGACCGTCATTGCGGGTCAGGTTGACTATGAGTGGGTTCAAGACAAGTTGGCGAACTGGTGTACTGAAATCAGAGAAGAAGAAGCCACGGCAGAGTTTGACGATTTTCAGTTTGAGGGCAAGTGGTATCGCCCCGAAGACCTTTTCAGAAAGAAAGTCTTGGGCAAGTTCCCCAAAGTGGGCGAAGACGTTCTTATCCCTGAACAGTGGTTGGAAATCGCACATCAGCGTTGGAAAGAGGCTCACGGGCGGCAACCCGTCACAACAGAGCCACGGATCATGGGCGTTGACGTTGCGGGCATGGGACGAGACTGCACATGTTTTGTTGAGCGTCGGGGCTGTTGGGCTTCTGAGTTCAAGACACACAACAGCGGCGGCTCGGCTGACCACATGAAGATTGCGGGGGCTATCACAGACCGCCGCCGACATGAGATTGAAATGTACGTCAGCATTGACACAATCGGCGAGGGTGCGGGCGTGTTCTCCCGTTGTGTTGAGAATGAACGGCGTGAGAACTCTCATTACATCATCAGTTGCAAATACTCAGAGGGAGCGAAAGGCTTCAACGGCAAGAACCTGACCGACACAACGGGTCAGTATGAGTTCCTGAACATGAGGGCGTATCTCTTTTGGGCTGTGCGTGATTGGTTGAACCCGAAGAACGAGACGGGTGCCATGCTCCCCCCTGACCCGCAGTTTGATGAAGAGGCGACAGAAATAAAATGGTCTTTCAGGTCAGACGGGCGCATATACATTGAGCCGAAAGAAGACATCAAGAAGAGGCTCGGACGAAGCCCCGATAAGTTTGACGCTTTCGCGAACACGTTCTATCCGCTCAGAGGAAGCCGCCGTATTGACCTGAACCGTATCG